GCATATCGAGGTCGCGGAAATGCAACACATCCTCAACGGGTGCGTTGCGCACAATGCCCGACCAATCGCTGTAATCGTATCGCGCGGGGTCACCATCCGTATCGACCCACACCGACTGCAACGCTTCTGGATTGATAGAACGCAACCCAATGATGCGCCCCGTCCCGTTCGCACCCGCGCGCTCTAGGTGAAAGAGCGAGTTTCCGTATCCAAGAAAGTCAACCGCAAATCGCGCGCGCAACTGACGCGCCGTAATCTTTCCGCCGGGATGATTCAACAACTTCTGCAACGGATGGTTATCGCCAACCGCCGACTCACGATTCCCACGCTCTTTTAATACGACAAGAGGCACCGACGCAATGATGTCAGCTACCGCGCGGATACACGCATGCACAACGGGATGCTCATTGAAACCACGTGCGCGAACATTCGCGCCGAGTGGCTTATACTCTTGCGGATTCGCCGACCGCACCATCTGCAAGCCAGCGACGCTTGTTCCCGGAAACGTCGTCGGTATCACACTACGCGCCTCACCCTCCGGCGCATTGAACGTGCGAAGCGCATGAGCGACGCGCGAGAGAATGGAACGACGACTATCTGTCGGCAATACGCACTCGGCGAAGAGAGTTTATTGGTACTCTATATGCACCATATGTAAAAACTCTCAATAGCGCAACCCCCCCTAACTCCTTACACGACAAACCCTCCGCCGCCACGCAACATTGTCCACGACGCCGCCCACACCATCGCGTCCATGCGGTCGGGACTGAATGTCATTTCATCCGGGGTCCACGACGTCATCTGTTGTTCTAACTTTGCGAACGTTCCAACGTGATGTATTAGCCCTCTCTCATACAACGCCGCAACAGGTTCCGCGCGCTTCGCTTTACCGCGCGACGCATGAACCGAACGGTACGGTATACTCGCATCTACCGCGCGCAACGTCGCCTCGACCATATCACCGCCGTTGTTCGATTCACCGATGATTCGGTCCGCATTGTATTGCCTATACAACGCGATGGCTTTGTTCGCCCATTCGTGCGGTTTATATCTTCCGCTCCCATCGTGTAATACATACCCGTGCCCATCCCTACCCAATCCGAGTACGACGATACCCGTTTCGTCACTATCCGGCCCCGACGTCGCCGCAGGGTCAATCGCCACGACGACGCGCTTGAAATCTTTTGGCGCTTCCGTCACGCGATTCTCGATGATGAGTTCTGGTGTCCACAACGCCCCCGGTGCCGCCGCCAACGAATCCCAATCGCCTAATACGAAACGCCTATACTCTCTTTCTGGCAGATTCTTCAATGCCTCGCGGTATTCGTCGGAGATGTGCGGATTGTCTGCCACCGTCGCGGGTTGGAAGTAATATGGCTCGCGCAACGTTCCCGCTTTATACGCATCGTAGAACGTTTCCTTCACCCATCCCAACCCCGGATTGCACGTGAGTAGAATCAACGGTGACGGTTGGTTCCCATTCGGAACAACCCACGACCCCGCGCGCTCGACCGCTTTATACCACGCCGCTTGCGATAATTCGTTCGCCTCTTCCAATACGAAACCGTTCACCTCCAATCCCTTCCACGCATCGAGGTCCGGGTCCGCCGTGATGTTCTCATTGACGAAAAGAATTTCCGAACCGTTCGCACAACTCATCGTCCACGACGCGAAATTGATATCGCCCGTGAATCCCGGAATACGAAACTTGCTAATCGCTGGCAATACGTTGCGCCGAATACTCGGTATGTCTTTACGAACAATCGCCCACCGCGACCGTGGGTAGATACGCGCCAACGCCTGAACAATCATAAGAGCAAGCGACGTCTTCCCGCTTCGAATCCCACCGCCATATAGCAAATAACGAAAGCGACCAGAGAAGGCCGCTTCCGCAAATTGCCGCTGTGCTGGCGTCTCCTCAAAGAATCGCGTCAGAACTTAATCTCCTTGCCGCCAATCACGATGGTTTGCGTTCCGATGGTCTGCTCATTGCTCGTCACATCGTATCGCTCGATATATCCGCGCGACTTCCCCTTGGTCTTGAGGTAAAAGATGGTCGCCGCCGTATTGTTATCCGCAATCTGCGAGTGCAACTTCGACTCCGCAAAATCCAACGCCATATCCGCAATACTCTCCACCTCCGCGCGATATGTTCCGTCTTTCTCCATCCACACGTAATGCGTCGCGCGAGATACTCCCGCCATCTTACACGCCGTCGTCACAACGCCTAACGATTTCTCAAGCGCCGTAATCATCGCCTTTTTCTTGTGTCTATTACCGTCCGACATATATAAGCCCTGCTATACGTTGAGTTCGATGGTGAATGTATTCGCCTTACGCTTGGCCTTGCGAATCATTCCGGGGTATTGCTTGATAAGTCTTTTAATCGCATCACGTTCCATTTCTATCGTACGATAGTCCTTGCATCCTCCCTCCGTCGTCCAATGCTCATTCTGCCAATGCATATAGCGGATGCCGTATATCCCGCCGTATTTCTGCATATGCCTTAAACATATCTCGTAATCTTCTTTTACGCGATATGATTCGTCGAAATAGAATTCACCATCGTTCACCATCCCCATACATGACGCCGTAAGATAGGTTCGCGTCAGGAACGGCTTATACGGATAGACGGAACGCAACGCCGCCTCCGTCTTCAATCCCCACATCTTATACCCCATCTGTACCGTGACGTCGAACGCTTTGACAAACTCATCAACCCAAAACTGTTCGTCTTTGATTTGAATCTGTTTGCCGTTGCGCATAAGCAACTTGGTATATCCCGTCGCCATCGCATCATCGTCGAGGAATACAACCCATTCATCACCCGCATTGCGCAGAATCCAATTGCGCGTAGCCGTAATACCGCGCACATCCTTTGGTACCGCGACCACGTTCCGCACGTAATTGTATTGGTGAACCTCCGACTCCGGCACGAAAAACGTTCCGACCGTAGGAACGATTTCGTGCGTCGTCGTATTCCCCGCCCTACTCTTGCTTGGTATTGCGATGAGCATCGTATCTCTCTTTAAAGTCGGGCCACTTTAACACGCGCTCCAATCCCAACGCATCAAACGGGCTTCCCTCCTTATACCCGCCACGCCTCACCATTTTGAGCTTCAACGTTTCTTTGATGTCTTCCCACTCTAGGGAATTCGGGTCCGCGATTATCACGATGTATTCGCGCGGTGGCTCCAACTGCACCGACTGTTCTATTTCGACTTCCTCGCCATCCTCCGCCGTATCAATCGGGTCGGGCACATCCAATCCCCACTCCGCCAATTTCTCAACGTCCCAAAGATTCGCGAGCGTTTCCCACTCCCATTCACCATAGCCCACGTTGTCCTTAATGATGAACTCGCGCTGTTGCTCTTCCGTCAACGACGACGCGCGAACGACCGGGACGTCAACCAATCCCGCCGCCTCACACGCGCGCAACCGCATATTGCCACCCAATACAACGCCGTTTGCATTGACGACCAACGGGCGCAACTCCAACATCTCCGGGAACTCACGAATCGACTTTACCAACTTTTGAAACGATTCGTCGCGAATAAATCGCGGGTTGTCCGGGTTGGGCTTAACTTCCCCAATAGGTACGCGCGTCCACTCCATCACTCTTTATCCTTTCGCTTCGCCGCAATCATACGACGCGCCGTATCGTTTTCCTCGCGCGTCACTCGACGCTGAACCTTCACCGCCGACAACGCGCGCACCTGTCCTAGAATCTCATCGACGTAGGTGAAGATGAGCGCAACCAAACCCAATACGACAAGCAATAGAACAAAGAACACCGACGCCACGATGTGCAATCCCTGACCTGTCATAGTTAATTCTCCGAACGGGTGTTGTGATGGAAATCTCTTTGCTTCCACTTGCCCCCCACCGGATACGCTCTCTCTCCGTGACACGCCACCCGAAGATTGTGAACGTATATCGCCTCTGTATTGGTGAATCCAATTTCACACACCAAGCAATACGATTCGCAATAACACTTGGTCGGCGTTTTCTTTTTACCCATCACTAATTCCGAGGTGAGATGTTACGACGCGCCACGCATCCGCCGCCGTCGTCACAATCTCGACCCGCCACCCCGCATTGCGCAATAGCTCATGCCAACGTTTTTGGTTATCGCTTACCCGACCCTTTCCCGTCGGCGACTTAAACTCTATTGCCAATCCGACCGCGCGCTTATCGAATGAAGGCCAGAAACACAACCAATCCGGCACTCCCGCCTCGACCCCTTCCGCTTTCATCAACGACGCCTCGCGCGCCGAACGCCTCCCCCCATTTGGCACCGCACACGCCGGATGCGTTTGCGTCCGTGGGTCCGTCCTCCATCGCTTGACGAATAGACGTTGCTCAATCGCTTCAAGGTGTTGCGGCTTGCGACGTATTGCCCGTTTATAAAGCGTCGCCATGTTGCCCACGCTCCGCCTCCTCTAATCGTTTACGCTCGT